CGAGGTTCTTGTGGTTGGCGTTAAACAGCGCGCTGCCATCGGCCATGGCCGGGTTCGAGGTGATGACGCCCCAGACCACGTCCGACTCCAGCTGCGCGATGGAGTTGCCGTACATCGCGGGGATCCGGGTGAAGGCGTCGAGGTCGTCGTTGATCAGCGTCTGGCGGGTGATCGCGACCACCCGGCCATAGGTCTTGACCTTGTAGCTCTCCTTGGACTCGCCGAGCGTGCCGCGCTTGAACTCGCCGCTTTCCCCGACCTCGAGCAGCTGCGGCGCTTCACCGAGCTGTACCCGGTGCATCGCCTTGAAGTCGGTCGCCAGCACCTGGCGGCAGAACAGCATGAAGGTCCGGGGATAGGCCTCGTAGGCCTGCCGCAGGGTCTTGTTGGTGACGGCGGACAGGATCTCGGGGAAGTCCGAAGTCGAATGCAGGGCCCGCGTCGCCACCTCGTCGCGCGACAGGCCGCGCGTGTTCACCCCGGCATTGCCGAGACTTTCACGAGCGAGCTCCAGCAGTGTCATGCCACGATACTGGCGCGCGGCGTCCTCCAGCTGGAAGAGCGTCGGGCTGTAGCGGTGAAGCAGCGCGTTCGCCACCGCGTCGCGGCGGGTGATCCGCTCGTCGCGGCCACCGAGCGGGACCGAGACGTGTGGGAAGGTCCGGGTCTCGTCCGATTTCGCGGCGACCTGATCGAGGATCAGCCGGCGGGATTCGTCAACGCTGACACCGCGCTTCACCAGATCCTCGGCGAAGCCGCGCTCCAGATTCAGGCGCCCCGCCAGATCGTAAATGGTGGAGACGCGGTCGCGTTCGGCATCGCGGGCCCGGCTGACCATTGCGTCAGCGCTCTCCGTCACCGCGGGCGTCGCCTCGGGCTTCGGCGCCTTCGGCTGCGCGCGGGTTTCGCTGGCGCGGTCCTTCGATTCCGTCATCGGCGTCGTCTCCTCGGTCGCGACCGGCTCGGCCGGCTGGTTGGTGGAGGGGTTCGCGGCGTCGCTCGCCGGGGTCTTGGTCTGGTCGGTCATCGGGATGAGTCCTTTCTTGCTGGAAGGGGCGTCCCGGCGGTGAAGGACGCAGTCGTGAAGGGGATGCTGGGTGCGGAAGCCGGCTGCCGGATCGGCGCCGACCGCGACGGCGGAGACCTCGAATGGCGTCCAGTCAACGGCACGCCAGAGTTCGCGAGCGGCTTCTGGTTTCGAGACCTCGAAGCGGTGGACCTGATAGCCGATGGAGACAGCGCGGATGTGCCCGGCCTGAATGTCGCGCCAGATCGGCTCGACGTCCGCGCGCTCGGACAGGCGCACCAGAGCAATGCCCCGGCCGTTCTCGATGCGGGCCGATCCTGGTACGATCGAGCCGATCACCGCGTCGAGCTCGGCCAGTTCGTGCACCTTCAGGAAAGGCGCACCCGCGTTCAGCCGTTCGAGCCGGACGTGCGCCGGGTCGAGGCTCAGTTCCTCGTCATAAGGCTCGCCGAAAAAGGTCGCGCGGCGGATGCGGGCACCAGCCGACCAGACCACCTCGACGGTGCGGGCCTCCCCATCCACTGTGTTTGGCGCAAGCTCAGCCGCCCGGCGCATGGCCGGCAGTTCGATCATCGTGTCCATGGAAAATCCTGAAGGTCAGTCGTTGGGGGCCGGAGGCGTGTCACCATCGGCAGTCGGATCATTCGATTGCGCGCTGCCGGTCTTGGTGACGCGCCGCGGATCGCTGTCGAGCACGAGGCCGAGCGCGTCGAGCTTGGCGTTGGTCGCAGCGATCTCGGCCAGCACCGCGTCCGGGTTGCGGCCCTGTTTCGCAATCACCTCCGCCAGCGTCATGGTGCCGGAACGGATCGACAGCAGGTTGGCCATCGCGTCCTTCTGCGGATCAACCGCCTCGAACTTCGGCGGCGACCATTCGACCGGCACGGTCGGCAAAGGGATCTGGCCCGCCGCCCATGCAGCTTCCGTGAACCATCGCCAGACTGGCGTGCAGAACATCGGAATGAAGAGCTGCCACTGCACGGCGTCGATCTGGCGGCGGAACTCGACAAGCCCCGCCCGGATCGAGGAATAGTTGACCTGGCTGAGGTCCCCGGTCAGCAACTCGTAGGGCACCCGGAACCCGGCCGAGATCGTGTGCAGGCTGGCGCGCTTGTATTCGCCGTAGCCGCCGGTGGCGGACGGCTGGTTGAAGCGGATATCCTTGCCGCCGCGCGCATAGGCGATGAGCCCCGGCTCGAACTGCTCGACCCGGTTGCCGTCGGCATCGACCACGGAAGGCGCGATGCCCTGCTGCGCCTCGTCGTCGCCGAAGACGATGGCGGTGACGCAGGCCTCGGTCTTCTTGCGGACCAGTTCGGCGATCTCGTAGTCGTCGAGATCGCGCAAGGATCGGATCACCGGCGCGCCCCAGGGAACGCCGCGCGCCTGCGTGCGCTGCTTCTCGTAGACGTGGGCGATCTCGCTCGCCGGAACCGGGCGGCTCTGCAGGCCGTTCTGCAACGCCCCGTAGGCGTCGCCCGGATGCTCGGCATGAAGCCAGTAGGCGCGGCGCTTGCCGACCGGATCGAACTCGATCCCTTGCACGAGGCGACCGGCACCGATGGCGCCGGATTTGGTGGCGTCCAGGAAGTCCGCCTCCAGCACTTGAAGCTGCAGGGGCACCGGCAACCCATCCGCCGCCCGACGCAGGCGGCGGCGCACCAGCACTTCGCCCGCCTCGACCATCTCGCGGCAGATCAGCGTTTGCATCCCATAGAAGTCGAGCTGGCCATCAGCGTCGCAATCCGCCGTCCAGCGCTCGAAGAGGGCATCCACCTTCCGGTCCAGCGTGTCGTCGCCACTCGCAGCGCGCGGCATGATGCCCGCACCGATGATATTGTTGACCAGCACCGCGACGGCCTTGGCCGCATGCGGGTTGTTGCGCACAAGGTCGCGCATCCGGTCGCGCAGAAGCGCCCCGGCGACGCCGATCTCGGTGTCGGCCGAGGATCCGGGCGCACGCCAGCCCTCCGTCCGCCGGCCGCGCGCGGCACCGTCATAGCCGCGCGTCAGCGTCTCGAAGGCCTGACGGGCCATCACGCGGCGGGCCGCCATGCGCGGCGCCACCGTTGCGATGGCGTGGTCGAACCAGTTCGCCGACATCACCGGTCTCCGCGCGAGAAGCCCGCGAGCCCGGCGATCGGCAGCGGCCTCGTCGTTCCCGCGATGGCGCGTTCGATGGTGCGGATGCGCACGAGCAGATCGTCGGCCGAGCCGTAGTCGACGGACTTGCCGTCATAGCTGACGCGCGTGGTGCCGCTGGCATAGGCGCGGCGCAGCGCGGACAACTCGCTTTCCGTCCAATCGGCCATCAGAACCATCCTTCACGTCGCCCGAGCCAGTCCGATCGCCGCTTGGTCTGCGGTGCGGGCCTTTGCCTGTTGATCTGCCCCGCCGGATCGGCGGGCGCATTCGTGACCCCGAGCTGATCCTCGAGGTCTTGCCATTTCTCGGCGGTCCAGCGATCCGCGCCCGCGATCCAGGCGGCGGCGCGCGCGTAGACGCGGCAGTCCAGTGCTTCGTTACGCTCGCGCAGCTTCTGCCATTCCAGCCGGGCGAAGCCGCGCTTGGTGCGCACCGTCACCAGCTGTTCGGCGACGAACTGCTTCAGCCATTCGTTCTCGACCCAGTGCGGCAGATGCACGGACCCGGGCGGAAACGCGGCGCCGTCGGCCATGTCCTCCTCGGTCGGTCGTTCCAGCCGCAGGAAGCGGTAGGTCTCGGCCTTGAAGGTCGAGACCGCCACGGTCCAGAGCCGGGCCCCGCGCCGCAGGCGTTTGCCCGCGTCGGTCGCGTCGACAAACGTCGGCCCCGACACCGGGCTCGATCGGTTGAACCCCTCGACGCCCTTCACTGGCGCAACCTGCGCGAACCCTTGCGCCCGCGCCCAGGAATAGACCGCCGGGGCCTCGTAGCCGGTGTCGATGGCGAGCCGCGCGATGCGCAGATGCGCGCCGCGTTCATGCGGCCATGACCGGTCCAGCAGTGCGGTCAGGTCGCCCCAAGCCTCATGTCGGTCGGGCCCGCCCTCGATCACGACGTGATCGACGAGCCAGCTTTCCAGCCCGCGGCCCCAGGCCCAAACATCGACCTCGATGCGGTCCTTCTGAACGTCGGCCCCTGCGGTCAGGAACAGCCCGCCCGCAGGGACGATGCCGGCTTTCCAGCGCTCGCGTCGGTCATAGAGCCGCTGCCAATCGGGCGCCTCGCCGGTCTCGACCCATGTCTCGCCGAGGATCGTGTTGCGGAACGCCTTGATCGCCTCGTCCGACCCCTGGGCCGCCTCCCAGTTCCGTGCGATCCGCTCCCAACTCAGCCAGCCCACCGGCGAATAGAGCGCCGACAGGTGGAAGCCGATGGTGGTCGGATCGGCGGCAACGGCGGTCGCCCGCCATTCGCCCGCCTCTAGCCCGCATATCTCACGAGCGTGCGGTTTCCGGTGCGTGAAGGCGTTCGAGACGGCGAGACGGTGGCGGACTGACGGCCGGAGGTCTGGGCAGGCGTTTCCGTTGCGCCTGATTGGCGCGTTCCGGGTCGGTGCGGGTCCAGCGTTGTTGACGGGCGG